TTGTTTTCCATGATAAGAAGATATAATAACATCTGTAAAATTAAATCCATTTGTATTAAAGGTAACTCCTCTTTCAATTGTATTATAACCAGTTATTGCCAATGATTTAGTGGGATTTAATTGATTCCATTTCCTTAGGGTATCCATCATTTGGGGTTTTTGTTTAAAATGTCCTTTATTAAATTCTTCTAATGGAGTTCTTGCCCCATTCGGTTCAACAAAACCTTTAAATTTACCATTATGTAGTAATACTGTAAAACCAATATTAGCAAATACTTCTGTCATTTCTTCATGTGAACTTACTTTATTTTCAGCTGGTGCGAAAATAATTTTTCTTTCATCCAAGTCAATATATTCTGGGTGTTCTAATATTTCCTTCACATATTCTACAGGCATAGAATCGCTTTCAATATAGATAATAGCATCATCTTTCATGCTTTTGTATGCTCTCACTAAATCCTCATGTTTAGGACGGGGAAAATCTTTTTCTAAGTCAGTATCTAAGTTTTCGAAATCAGGGACTCCAAAACCTCTAATTGTATTAAATAATCCTTTAGTAGGTGTGGCAGTAATATATAATATTTTATTTATGAGTTCGTATTCATTGTTGCTTGTCATGTATTGTCGTCTGTTAATATCTTTTAAGAAAACTTTAAGAAGACCTGTTTGTTTATCTATTTCGTCAAAAGCAGGATCAAAACGAATAATAATATCCTTTCTAGGTGAATGACTAAAATGACTAAATGCTTTAAATATTTCCCTACAAGTATTAATCCTAGTTCCATTAGTACACATAACAATTACACTTGGTAAGTCATTTAAATCACATTCTTTCATATAATTAATTAATTCGGATGAGTTTGAATAATCAGCCGTTTCTTTACTAGAAACAATAACTACCTTCAAACCATCTAATTCTTCCCCTAGACGTATAGTCCACTGTTCCGTTTCTGCTAAACTATTATTTGTCAATATTATAGGGATAATACGTGTTCCAGGAATAGTATCATCATTTATTTGAAGGTATTCAATCCATTCTTGCTGGGATTGTTTTATACTATTTATAGTTTTTTGAGTTTTACCTAAAGTAAATTGCATCAATTCTGTATTAAGCACGTGTCTAATATTTTTAACGTAGTCCGACATTATTTATTATATTATATTATATTATAATGGTACGTCTTTAAATAGTGTTTGGGTTGGTACCATAAAAAACATTCAAATTTAGAATATAAGATAAGAGTAATTTTAGCAATTTACAGTTCAACAATATTTCCATTTTCTATTTCACTTTTAATTAGATCCTCGGTAGTGCTCAGTTCAAATTTTGTATTAAGGGTAGTTTGTGGAGAAATGCTATTGATAGTTAATTTGGTAACCGTTATGATTGTATTCTTATTAATAGGATCATCGTTTTTTTCATAATCCAAACAAACCCAAAGGTGAAACTTTTCATCACAATCATTGAAATGTTTTGGAATACAATTATTTGGAAACTTAGTAATACATACTCTAACACCTTTACCATCGCGACTATACATGCTCTTCCACTCCCAAAGTAATGCAGTATCAATACCATTTACAAATACCTTCCTATCTGGATAACCTGCACCGCACCCTTTAAAAGTAATACATAATGATTCATTTTCTGTCAATTTTTTTTCTAATCCATTTGGTATTTGATTACCAAGGGATTGATTGTTACATGGTTCATCATTTTTGTAGGGGATTTTTATATCTATTGGAAATACGCTATTGATATTAATCCTTAAATCCCGTAAACTCCCTTTAATGTTATCAGGTATATCATCAATTTCTAGAAAATTACCAACCTCACATCTTCCACTATTTTCACCCTTAATACACTTTATAACTTTTTCGTATTTTTTATCTTTTTCTTCTTTTTCTTCTTTTAATTTATTGTTTTCTTCTTTTAATCCTTTGTTTTCTTCTTTTTCTTCATTTAATTTTTTTTCCAATTCTTTTATTTTATTTTTCAATACCATTTCATCGGTTGTTGATGCGACTTCCATATTGTTAATTATTTATTATCATCATCAAATAACAAAAATCAAATTTATACAAAATTTAAATATCTATTCTTCAGCCAAACAATTACATTGGGGGTATTTCTCATACAATTTATGAATACTTAATTCTTTAGCCTTAGCTTCTATCATAATATCTATGTTTATGCCGTATTTTTCAGGGATTTCTAATATGTAATCAGGTATCTATCTAAAGAAGGAAATAAAATAGCTCATTTAATATAAATATACCTACTCATATACATATCTCTTTTCATAAATTGTATCCATTAAACTATTCATAAAATATCTAAAGTGTTCATAAAATTCCATTTAAGTTAATAATTTTATTACTTTTTAAATAAATTTGATTTAAAATTATCTTTCGTATATTAAATACTATGGTTCAAATACGCTTACTTGTATCCGATAATGATAAAATATTTGTATGTGGTGGTTCTATTAAAGATGGTTCTATTAAAGGTAGTTACACTAAACAAGATTTTATATGTCCATTAACAGGCAAATCATTTAAATCTCGTGGTAAATTTTGGAAACATATTGAATCCTTAAAACTGGATCCAATAAATATGACATATGATAGAGAATTAAACGTAGAAAATGAAGAGAATATATCAAAATTATTAGATAAAACGTATATAGAAGATCTATGGCAAAACTATTTTGAAATGAAAGGAAATAAGAAATTGTTGGAAAATTTAGTCGGACAAATTAATTTGGAATTATATATTATCTTGCTTAAAGTATACAACGGAGATATGGATATTGATGAATGTATTAGTAATGTTAACTTGAATGTAAGTGATAATGTAAACGGTAATGATAATACTATTCAAGCAATTAGTTTATTTTCAGGCATGGGTGGTGATTCATTGGGCATAGTTAAAGCTGGTTTGAATTTGGTAGCTTATTCAGAATGGGAAAAAGAAATGAAAGAAACGCATGAATTAAATTTTCCTGATACAAAATTACTTGGTGGAGGAGATATAACTAAAACAAGTGATGATGAATTTTTACAATACAAAGATAAGGTTAACTTAATATTTGCGGGTTTCCCTTGCCAAGGGTTTTCACACGCAGGTAAAAAATTACCGGATGACCCCAGGAACACTTTATTTAGAGAATTTTTAAGGTCTACCAGACTAATAAATCCTAAATATATTATTGGCGAAAATGTAAAAGGTTTATTATCACGAAAAAACGTAGATGGTGATTTATATATAGATATTATTAAAGATGAATTTAATAAAATAGGATATGATATATACTACAGAGTATATATGTGTAGTAAATTAAATATAGGTGTTCCTCAGAATAGAGAACGATTAATTATTGTGGGTATTAGAAGTGATTTGGAACAAAAATTTGAATTTCCAGAAGAAAGTGATAATAGACTGGGGGATTTAAAAAATATAATTAAATTTAATATGGAAGGAGCATTAAAGATAGAACCCGAATATTTAGATTTTGATTTTAATGATTTACCAAAAGAATGTATACTAACTGATATGGAAAATGAAGAAGAAGAAAATAACCCGCATCCAAATTTAGTTCAATTAGCTAAAAAAAGAGATTATGTTAGAAAGGATAAAGCACGACCCCATAGATTACATTTTGGAAGAAGATTAGATGTTGGTGGCGAAATCATTGATATTAGAAAACCTATAAATACAATTATATGTTCATATGCTCATTGTCCACGTTTCTTTGTACCGTTAAAAAATAAAAATGGTAATTATCTACGGTGTTTATTAGCCATTGAATTAAAACAAATTCAAGGGTTTCCAGAAGATTACAAACTGTCGGGTGATGTAGGTAAACAAATTAAACAGATAGGTAATGCTGTTCCACCTCCTCTGATAGAAATGATTGTTGAAGAACTAATTAAATAAATTATATGTATATTTACTATCAAATAAATAATGGATATCAGTTTTATAAGTTGGTCTTGGATACACACTAAAATGTTTAAACTTACAGGCATTCTCATTGGAACCCTTCCTTGCCCATTTATTTTTCATATATTCCATATCTTTTTTATATTCCATTAATAGATATAAATCATTTTTACATAATTCATATCCGTTTATAAATATTATCTTAGGCGAAATATTCTCTTTTTTCTTGAATTTTGATCCAGTAAAAATTATTATATAAAATATATCAGGACTTGGTAATGTGTCATTAAAATATACTGTGGTTGAATCTGTTTTTTTAACTTCTATATTTAAACCTATATTATTTATATTTCTAAAATCCTTTGATTGTTGGGAACCTGCTTCTTTATAAGAATAATTCAATGATTCTAAACATTTTTTTATGAAATTAATAGATAATCTTTCTGTATTTTGTGTATTTCCTTTATTTGTTTTTAATGAATGTATTGTTTCTACATCTATATTTTTTAAAACACATTCCTTTATTTTATTGAATAATCTGTTTTTTAGAATAAATTTAATTTTTTTTACGGTCTCTGATGATATCATATATAAGTTATTATTTAATTGAATATTAAATTTATTTTCATTATGTTCAACAATAACTTCATATTTTCTATCATTTTTTACCCCTTCATCCATTTTACTTATTGTATTTTTAACTTTTAAATCATTATTATCGTAATATAACGGAAGACATACATACCAACATCCCTTAGAATTATGTCCATGTTCACAACATATAGAACAGGGCATAATAAATAACTATTGGTTAACTCATAACACTAAAAAATCAAATTTAAATAAATATATCTATTCTCCAACCAAACAATTACACTGCGGGTATTTATCATACAATTTATGAATACTTAATTCTTTTGCCTTGGCTTCTATCATAATATCTATGTTTATACCGTATTTTTCGGGGATTTCTAGGAGATACTCAGGTAGAATATCAATGTAATCTGAATGATGACCTATCTTACCTGTACCTTGCTCTGATACATGGAATTTTGGTTTTATTCCTTTATCTGTCCATGATTCTATTACCAAAGGCATATATTCTCTAGGATCGTGGAAATTTTCTTTAGGATGTAATTTTTTATAGCATTCAAAATGATGAGTATCCAATACAACTGGTAGAAACTCACCAGACTTCCTGGATACTTTCGCAGATATTTCCAAACAATCTAAAATAGAATAACATTTTTCACAGTTCTCTAAGACTAATCTGTTCCTAACTATTTGAGGGAGTTTATAGTAATTTTCAATCCACCGTTCAATGGCTTCTTTTTTGTTTCCATAAACTCCTCCACCATGAATAACCATCACTGAATCTTTACCTAATGGTGTATCATACTGATATCCTAACAAATCTAATACTTCGGCATGATAAATGAGATCCTTAAATGTTTGCTCAACTACTTTGGTAGATGGTGAACCAAGGTTGTTGAACTGTCCTGGGTGAAATGTTAAACGATGACCAACTGACTTAGCATAATCACCCACTTGTTTAAGATGTTCTATAGCAAAGTCATAAGTATAACCTTTAACTTTGGGGTTATTCTTATGTTGAAACATCTCAGATGATAGGCGAAATACACGAATACCATTTTCTTCATTCCATTTCAACATTTTCAACAAATCTTCCAGATTAAGAAGTGTTCTTTTTTTTAACTCTTCTATACCTAATTTATTAATTTGTTTAACAATTATCCTCCTTGCCGCATAAACAGGGGGTTTCTGTTTCTTGAGTGTCATATTCATACAACATAGTCCGAGCTGAACAGGTCTTTCAACTGAATGAGACATTGTTTAAAGATAATAAAATTATAAAATAAATAATCAAATTTACGCTTTTTTAGTAATTAAATACGACCCACCTAAGACTAAGAGTATTCCACACGCTGTATATTTATTTAATTTAGCATCTTTGAAAAAATACAATGATAATACAGATGATATCAATATATTTAATGATACAATTGTTTTCGCATAACCCGGATTATGGATGCCTTGAATAGTTTTAGTGATAATATAATGTCCTACAGGAACCATCAATCCTATGAAACCTAATAAACATAAATCTTTATTTTCAATCTTTTTAATATCATTTTTATAACCATTTGTCAATAATATTATAATAGCTAATGGACCCGCGATACTTAAAGGAATCAATACAGTTAGTGCCGGATCCATCTTACCCACTAAATATTTCCTTAATAAATCAGATATCGCCACAATTATTGCTGCTGCTAAACCAAATTTTATCCAATGATCCATATATCTATATGTAGATTTTATGTTTTTCACATGTGCTATCTATTGAATCTTTAAACTTCTGTGCTAAAGGATCATTACATTCATGGTTACAGTAGTTAATAAGACAAACCCTTAATTTACTACATATTTCACAGTTACATACAGGTCTAACAACTTTTCTCGAACCAAAATCAGTTTTTTCATAAGTTTCATCAATTTCATCATATTCTGATTCTGAACATGAATCTGAATCATCTATTTTTTCCATGATTTGTTTAGCTGTACTGATAGAATCTGCTAATTCTTCATTGGTCATCGGTGTCATTAACCTAAATACTAATCCACCTATAATATGATCAACTGTTATTTCTTCAGAGTTGTCGTGCTTCGCTAAAAGATCTGAGACTTTCAACGCAGAATCCACTTGCGCCAAATAAACTTGTATTAATGATTCAAATGTATTGTCCATTTTATAGTTATATCTTATAAACTTTATACTGAATTTAACGTAAAATATATATATATATATATATAAATATGGGTAGGAAACATTCTAAGCGTAGAAATACATTACGTAAAGTTGTTAAGCGTAGAAATACGAAGCGTAGAAACACAAAGCGTAGAAATACAAAGCGTAGAAATACAAATAAACTTGTGAAACATAAGGGTAAAACCATAAATGGTTACAAAATTATAAAACGGTTGAATTATCATAAAAGTTCTATTAAATATGGTGGCGTGACCTGTAAAAGTGTATTAGAAGATTACTCAATAAACGGTTTTACATGTAATAAAAGAGAAAATATAGGGCAAGGTAATTATGGTAGTGTATATCTAGTTAAAAAAAGAGGTGTACTATATGCTATGAAAATAATGGATTTTAATGGTAAGGCAATCAGAAAAAGTTTGTTTTCAAAAGAAGTATCTTATTTAGAAAAGTTGCGAGGTATTGGTAACATTGTTCAATATATTGAGCACAGGCTTACTGAAGATGGAAACCATGGAATATTAATTATGAATTACTTGGGTAATGATAGTTTAGCTAAACTAATTGAAGATGATAGTTTAGGGGAAATATATATGTGGAAGTATATTATACAATTATCTATTGCACTAAATGAATTACATAGAATAAATTTATTTCATAATGATATTAAAACTGATAATATTATGATATATGAAGATGATGCTTATTTAATTGATTTAGGGCTTATGACTGAAGGTATTAGCGCTTGTCGTGGTAGTCCTTATATTATGCCATATGAAAAAATAAAATGTGCCAGAGACACACGGTGCCGCCAACCAAGACACATTTGTAATAATCAACATGATATTTACTCAATAGCTATGGTTATGTTTGAATTTATAAATATTTATGATGATGATGAGGGAAACCACCAAACTAATTTAAAAGACTATCTTAATCGTAAGGGTTATTTTGATTTAGAAAATAAAGATGAATTGATAATTCTATCATTAAAGTATACTAATAGATATAATGTTTCTGAAGATTATAAACTATTTATAATAAATATAATAAATGGGACTATAAATACACCCGAAGATATATTATTAAATTTACCCAAAGATATATTATTACAGTTAGGTGATATTTATCTATCAAAATTATATGATACACTTGATGCTAGTTTAATTGAAATATTAAGGACTATAATAATAAATGATAATAAATCTAGAGAAACATTAATAGCTGAAAAAAAAAGTCTAATGGTTGAAATTAGGGATTCTGATGAAGGTCTAAGTACAAAACTAAATAATATTAGGGAAATTGAGGAAACTTTGAGAGAAAGATGTTACCTTGAAAAACTATTCAGAAACTTTTTGGAAAATAAAGTACGTGAGTTAGGAACAGGGCAAACGGATACTGTTAAAAGTATTTTGAAAAATATTGTTGTAGCTCTAGATTTAGAAAGGGATCTTATAGGAGCACCACCAGTTGAAACAGCGCCATTAGGAGAACCACCGCCAGTAGAAGAAGTAGAAGAATTAGAAGAAGTAGAAGAAGTAGAAGAAGGTTGGAAGGTATTTTTACAGACTGAATATGACTTATTTTTATGATGTATAATATATATAATATATATAATATATATAATATATATGGGTAAGAAACAATCTAAGCGTAGAGTTAAGAAACGTAGAAATACAAAGGTTAGAAATACATTACGTAAAGGTAAGAAAAATAAAATTTCTAAGCGTAAAATTGCAAATAAACGTGAGAAACATATGGGTAAAATCATAAATGGTTACAAAATTATAAAACGGTTGAACACTCATAAAAGTTCTATTAAATATGGTGGAGATAAGGAAGATTACCCAACACCATCAACTGAGAAACTAGTAGGTAAAGGGTCGTTTGGTCAAGTATTCCTTACTAAAAATTCAAAAGACGGTAAGCTCTATGCTATGAAAAAAATATTATTCGACGAGACGGATTCTAAGAGTTTATTTTTAAATGAAATTAAAATTTTAAAAATGCTAGAAGGTATTACAAACGTTTGTCACTATAAAGAACACTGGCAGTTTGAAAGTGGCGAATATGGAGGTACAGTGCCGGGCGGTGTAATAATTATGGATTACATAGATGGTATTAGTTTTGATAAACTATTATACAATGCTAAAACCTCTAAAGATGTTGTTTCTAGTTTAGATTTAAGTATATATATAAAACAATTAAGTGAAACACTAGAAAATTTACATGCTTTGGGAATTTATCATAATGATATTAAACCAGATAATATTATGATATCGGGTAAGCAAGCTTATTTAATTGATTTTGGTTGCGCAGATATAAATAAACCTCCGCCCGTGGCTGGAAACCCTAGCTATCGAGGAAATGCTGTGGAGGAAATATGTGGCGCTATATTCTATCACCCAAGTGACACGGATGGCATACGCGATTATCAATATGATACATATTCTTTAATTATTATTTTATATATTTTTATGAATTGTAAAGGAATAGTAAGTAGTTTGAATGGTGTGCCACAACATGGAAAAGATTTAGAAATTCTAAGATTATTAAAAATAAATACATCAATACATCTAAGATAAATATTACAGATAATTATATAGATTTAGTAGAACCATTAATTGTTGCATGGCTAACGGAACCTGTGCGCAGAGCCATGACCCAAATTGCGCATTTTAAATGGTCTGCTAAAATGCTGTCTGAAAAAATAATGGAAGATATTGTAAATAAATTAAACCTTATAGCGAGGGAACAAGTTATAGACAAATATAAAGAATATTTTAAATATTATATTGAAGATGATGGAATTATGTATAAATACATTGAAGCAGGGGTTACCGCCGCAAAAAACGAAACGGCCCTGGGCCGCCCCAAATGGGCGCTCACATCTAGGTGGGAGGAAGCTGAGAATGACCCGGCTGAAAAATTACAACTATTAAATAATATATACATAATGTTATTACATAAATTGTACATTATATGTAAAAATTTACAATTACAAACTGGTAGTAGAGCATATAAAATGATGTTGGAACATGAATTATTCATAGGGGAATTAGAGTCTATAGTTGGATTAGAGTCCGCACGACCCGGAGCCTCAGCCAATAAAGCAAAAAGTTTGCTCAAAAATAACTTAAATCATGATCCAACAATAGATCCAATATTCATAGCCTTGCCTATGTGTATATCAGATGTGAGTATATCCTATCGGAAACAACAATTTTATTACGGTTTTTTATTACCACCAAGGATGGAGCAGGGCGGTCGCTTATCAAAAGTAATATATTATAATGGCAATGATGGCAATGATACCTTTAATACTTTTGATGTTAGAACTATGGTATATTATGAGATTGATGATTATGGAGATAAGCTACAAACTTTACAAATAGATAGATTAAGAATAATAGACACCAAGAGTGATATACCTACATACCCTATTATAATAGACGTAGAAAGTATTCCTGAAACTTTCAAAGAGAAGATTATAAAACAACAAAAAAAATATGCAATAAAATATGTAATAAATAATAAAAAAGAAAGAATAGTCAATAAAGTAAATAAATTATATCGTTTAGAAGAAAGAGTAAAAAATATCGTTAGTGGATCGTCAAGAGCTCCAAAAGAGTGGATAGTCGAGTTAAATGAAGATATAAATAAAATTGTAAGTGAATTAACTTATTGTACTGAAAGAAGTTCGGATGATTATGCAAATTTCTGTGAAGTTATGATTAATGCTTTTATTTATAATGAATTAATAAGAGATAAAAGATATCCCCATAAGTTTCTAGATGAAGCTAAAGCTAGTTATAAAGAAGAGCGTGAGGAAGACCCAGACCTAGTTACTGTGACGGAACTAGCACGCCACCCAGCTGTAGATCATGAAATGATTTCTCAAGCGCATACAAAAGTTAAAGAGAAACTATCGGCATTAAATATACCTTTAGCGGCTTAACGGGAATAATCTACGCTTTACCATAAACTTGTATTGATGATTCAAATGTATTGTCCATTTTATAGTTATATCTTATAAACTTTATACTGAATTTAACGTAAAATATATATATATATATATATATTATATATATATGGGTAGGAAACATTCTAAGCGTAAAGTTACTAAGCGTAGAAATACGAAACGTAGAGTTACTAAGCGTATAAATACAAAGCGTAGAAATACGAAGCGTAGAAATACTAATCGCGTTAAAAATAAGAGTAAATTCATAAATGGTTACAAAATTATAAAATGCTTGAACCCACATAAAAACTCTATAAAATATGGAGGGAGTTGGAAAATCGGGCGCCAACTAGGTAAGGGTGGTAACGGATCTGTATACCTAGCTGAAAAAGAAGGTGTAAAAGAAGGTGTAAAAGAAGGTGTAAAAGAAGGTGAAAAATATGCAATGAAATTTATCAATTTCCGCGATCCTGAAGGGTATGACAAACGAATGTTTTTAGATGAAATTGAAATATTACAATTACTTACAGATAGAAATATTCAAAATGTTTGTCACTATGTAGAAAACTGGGAGTTTAAAAATGGTGATTATGTACCGTATACAGGTGGACAGTATCCAGGAGGTGTAATAGTAATGAGTTACATAGATGGACCTACTCTTGGAAAACTAATAAAGATGAAACACGTGACTGTGAGGGTGGGAGATAAACCTGGGAAATCAATAGGCGGCATAACAAGCGCAGGCAAGGTTATTAATTATGTGATACCGGTCGGGCTAAAGCCAGGCGATGTATTACAGATATTTACAGAAGAAGAATGCATTTCTAGTTTAGATTTAAGTATCTATATGAAACAATTAACTGAAATATTAATAAATATACATGCTTTAGGAATTTTTCATAACGATATTAAACCTGATAATATTATAATAAGTGGAAAACAAGCTTATTTAATTGATTTTGGTAATGCTCGTGCGGGATCGAGGCGGGGCAGTGAACTCTACACGCCAAGTTATTCCATGAAAGTTAACTATAATACTGTTCAACATGATACATATTCATTAATTATTATTTTATATGATTTTATGTGTAGAAAATATCAACTAAAAAGTGTATATGAAATTTATAATGATGTTATAGAGGGTGTAATCAAAGATGAATGGAATGAACGTCAAGATCCTCCAAAAAATGTAAATTTTAAGGAAGATGTTATGCTTTTATCATTAAAAGGTATAGATGTAAAAATTACTGATAATTATATAGAGTTAATAAGTTCAATGCTTAAATGGTGGCTTAGTGTGATAAGAGGAAAGCGCCGGCAGGCCAACTACGCAGAGGCCGCTACGCTATCTGAAAATATAAATAATGATATTTCATCTAAATTAAAACTTATAATTGATATACCCGAGATGCTGGCCCCCGGTGCCGCCACAGTCCCGATTACAGATGCGGGTGCGTCCGAAGATAAATTAATAGAAGAATATAAAGAATATTTTACACATTATATACAAGATGATGAAATTTTTAATAAATATATAGATGATATTAAAAAATCGCAGGCGCTGGATACTATAAATGATCCGTTGGAGAGAGAAATACAAACATATATAACTACTAGCAATTCCCTGCAGGGGATGCCGTTCAAGCCTATCCTGAAGCCGGCCACCCATCTCTACAAAAAAGCCGAGTCAGCACTTCGCTGGCTGTATATAGAAAGATATAATAATATATTCCCAATTATCCTTCATAAATTGTACAACATGTGTGAACAATTAGAGTTGCAAACTGATAGTGTCGCTCATCAAAAGGTTATAGAACACAAATCATTTATAGAAAAATTAGAATCTATAAAGACAAATGTTTCAAACCCTGAAGAACTACTTACTGAAGTAAAAAAATTCTTAGAACTAAGTACCTATAATTATGACCCAACAATAAAACCAATATACATAGCCTTGCCTAAGTATCTTGATATTCATATAAATAGTAATTTTAGGTGGAACTATCAATATTCGCATACACTTACAAAAGAAGATATTCATTACGGTTTTTTACTACCACCTTCAGAAGATGATTATACGGTATTCAGAGTAATATATCATAATGGTACAGAATTTGTACAACGTGGTACTTATAGTTTATCATATTATGATAATAATATTGCTAAATTTAAATATTTTAAAAAAGCAGTTGATTCTCATAATTTAAAAATAATGGATGATATGAGTGATATACCTCTATATCCTATTATAATAGACGAAAACAGTATACCTACGGATAGTGGACATAATTTAAGGGATGAGATTATAGAAAAACAACAAATAGAATCAATAAAATCATTAAAAAATAAAAAAAAAAGAATAGTCTATAATGTTAACAAATTATATGATTTAGAAGGTGAAATAATACATATCATGGGGTGGTGGTGGTTAAGCAGTGAAGAAAAACACAGAATAGAAGATTTAAATATGAAGATAAATAATATCGCAGCTAAATTAACTTATTGTGCTAATAGAGGTATATCGGGATTTTCAAATTACTGTGGAACAATGATTAATGCTTTTATTTATAATGAATTAAAAATACATAAAGGTTACCCACATGACCTTCTAGAAGATGCTAAAACTAAGTATAAAGAAGCCCATGAAAAAGAACCAGATCCAGTTACTGTAGCGGAACTGGCGAGGAATGATGTAAAGATTCAGAATTACCTCGTAGAACAAGGTATTTTGGAAGCAGTGCGCGAAAAAGTTAAAGGGAAACTAAGAGATTTAAATATATCAGTGGCCTCTTAACAAGAATAAATTTATACTTTACCATAAACTTCATTCAATTGTTGACTAACACGAATAAATGTTGTTCGTTTAGATAGATGCTTTAACTCGGAAGCACCTACATAGGTACAGGTTGAACGGATACCACCCAAAATATCTAAAACAGTTCCTTCTACTAAACCCTTGTAAGGAATAAGAACACGCTTCCCTTCACTAGTCCTGTAAGCAGCCACGCCACCAGAATGCTTGTGCATTGCTGTAGATGAACTCATACCATAAAATTCTTTAAACATTTTTCCGCCTTCTTCTACTATTTCACCACCCGATTCTTTGTGACCACTGAACATTCCACCACTCATAATAAAATCCGCACCCGCACCATATGCTTTACCAAAATCACCCGGTACATTACAACCACCATCACTTAGGATGTGTCCGTTTAAACCGTGTGCTGCGTCAGCGCATTCTATCACAGCACTTAACTGAGGATACCCTACACCTGTCTTCTTCCTTGTTGTACAAACTGAACCAGGACCTATTCCAACCTTCACAATATCAGCACCCTTAATTAATAATTCTTCCGTCATCTCCCTAGTTACAACAGAACCAGCAATAATAACTTTATCAGGATAAGCTAACCTAACGCGCATAACAAATGATACAAAATGTTCGGTGTAACCATTCGCCACATCCAAACAAATAAAATTAATTTCAGGGATAGCTTTTAAAATAGATTGTAACTTTTCATAATCTTCTTCTTTTGAACCCGAACTGACTGCTACATAGTTAAGGACATCTGTATTATCGGTTAACTGTAAGGCAGTTTTAAATGAAAGCCACTCTTCAACGCTATAATATTTATGAATACACGTAAACATTTTATGCTTTTGAACGGCTGCAGCCATTTCAAAGGTTCCGGTACAATCCATATTCGATACCATAATAGGAACTCCAAGCCACTTAAATGATGAATGTTTAAATGTAAATTCGCGTTCTAAATTAACATCAGAACGTGAATTCAAATTAGAACGTTTCGGTTTAATTAAGACATCTTTGAAATCAAGTTTGATATCATTTTCTAAATACATTTTCAATTCTATATAGATATTCATCATAAACTTTAAATCAAAATAAAATCTATGTTATAATATAAAATGGGTAGAAGGGTTAAAAGAAAGAATACTAGAAGGATTTCTAGAAGAGTTAATAGAAAGAATACTATGAGAAAGAATACCAGAAGAGTTAATAGAAAGAATACCAGAAGACTTAATAGAAAGAAAACCAGAAGAGTTAATAGAAAGAATACTAAATTATTTGGCGGGGCCAATCAGCAGTACGCCGAGCAAAGGCTCATGAACGACATTATACCGAAACTTCGTCAAGCAAGGGAAAATAAAACTAGAAGACCGTATGATGAAGCGCTAAACGAATTTAACGACATAAAAGGTTATCTAGATGATGATGATTATGATGAAACAATGGGGTCGTTTAAAAACGTGGATCAAATTTTAATAAATGCCGGTAAATAGTATCCAAATAATAAACCAATTAACCCACCTATAAACAATTGTTTTAAAGAATGTTCTTTACTATAATATTTCATAAATAATGGTAAAAGCAATGCTATTACTATTATTACTATAGTAGAATCCCTAAGTTTATTAGTTAGAATCAAATAAGTAGCAAT